ATGCTTTCTAACCTCAGGATTAGAAAAGTCCACCCCCTCACCACCTTTGCTGAGGTTGTACCCCTTAGGACTGATACAATCATGAACCTCGATATGACGAATTTCGGAAGCGATAAGCTCTTCCCGATTGCTGTAGACAGTGTCTATAATAACCATTTGGAAGTTCTCTGGGCCGTACTTCCGTATGGCTGCATGGATAGCACTAACACTGCCTTTCTTAGCCTCGTTTTTGTGCTGACTCCAACGCCTTCTTACGTCGCATATCGTTTGGCCAACGTACTTTTTACCGTTCAACAAGTTGGTGATTAGGTATACGTACCCTACAAAATTGTCCATGTCAGACAGTTCTCCTACCAGACATGGACACACCAAACAAGAAGAATAGGGACGCTAAAAGAGATCAGCCCGCAAAGGCTGAAGGGAATTCCTGAAGAAGAATACCCTTCACATCGTCCCCCTCGGCCGCAAAGACAGCTCGCAAAACGTCAGGACGATCTTCATAATCGGCCTGAAGACGCGCCATCTTCTTCTTGAGGGGTTGCGCGAAGTCGTAGTTGTCCGGGAAATCAGGGCATACTGCTTTCGCGACCATGCGACGAACATCGGCATTCCCTACGGAAGATTCCTTGGCCGGTTGTACCACCCGTTGTTCTTGTTGGGCTGCCGATCGCGGACTTTGGGTAGGAGCGTAACGATCCGGTCCGTTGGTCGTCTTGAACGCAATCCCATCTTCGAAAATCACATTCTCCCGAGGCTTTCCGTTGCCGTACCCTACAAGATCAATCGTCTCGGTACCGTGACCTACATCGGGGGTTACGAGAATTCCCTCCGTCCTTTGAGGTTGGGCCCTAGAAACAGACGACACAATGGTGCGGGTTTGAATAGCATCCACGTCAACATGAGTAGCCTTGTAGGCGGCATGTTCCGCCAGATACTGATCCCGCTCCTCGGGGCTCATTCTTTCGAGCATCTCCTCTTGGGTGATGCCCCGTCCTGGAACGATGATCCCTGCCTTGGTAGCCCTCTGAAGAGCAAGAGCCGCCGATTCTGCGGTCAATGTAGTACGTTCCTGCTTAGCTCTTTCCCCCGCTGCTGTATGAAGCATTCGACCAGGAACCTCAACGCCATCCTGAGGCTCAACAACCTCAAAACCATACTGGGACCTAACGGCTTCTCCAGGAACGACTACGTTTACTGGATTCCCGCGTACATAGTTCTTGTTCCGGGCGGCCGTTTCCTGAGCGTGTTGTCGGTAATTCCCTACCTCTCGCTCGTCGTCAAGCGTCGTAGGAATTGCTACCTTCGGCGGAGGAGCCATCGGATTCCCACCCTTCGTCGGGTGACGTACCTGAATGTTCGCTCTCTCCGGCCGACCGTAGCTGGAATCGTTCTCGTCATAGTGCTCAGAAGGGACTACCCAATCGAGACGAATCGCGCCGCGAAGTTGAGGAAACGAGAACGTCTGACCTGCGAAATGAACCGTAGACCCATCAAACAAAACCTCGGAACCTTTGGGTATATTTGCTCCTGTAGCGCCGAGAGTGAAGTTGCGAGTCGCGATGAACGAGAGCTGATCTCCCGTCCTAAATCTGATCTGAGATGGATCCATTGTAACAGCCTCCGGGGAAAACGCATGAAGATGCCCCGTAAGCAAAAGTAAAAGTAGATTATTGCAAGGAACACCATCCCGGTGTAGATTAGGATCTATGGATCCAACCTCCCTGGTACAGCGCCTTTCCCCGCCCCCAAACAAACTCATGGCCCGAGTCGAACGTGCTTTTCCCCCACAGCTCGGAATTCATGACGAAGCTTGGGAAGTCATTCACGAACTTTTCTCAATCGAGCCCATGGGCCTGCCCGGGCCCGTGATAGGGGTCCTGTCCCAAGATGACGACCTTCACCGAGTCGAGGGGCGTTACCGTCAACGCCGTGAAGACCTCCCCCTCGGGGGGATAGATCGTGGCAATTTGCCTCTCAGTCTTTACGAAGGCAACAAGCTGTTTTAAGTAGTCTTTCTGGAATTCACCAGCGAGCGCGGCCTTCCACGAAGCGTGCATACCACAGAACTACACCGTTCGGTTGCGCTACGGCCAATCACCTTCGGCGGTCGTAATCGTAGCCTACACTAGCTTCCTTCGTCTGAGGGTCGTCGTCTTCCTCATTTTCTTCGTCTTCATTATCGAGCTTCTTCGTGAGGGCGTCAATCTCCTCCTGGCCCTTCTCCGCGGCTTCCTTAAGTCGCTCGACTTCTTTCTTCTCTTCGTCAGCGACAGGCAAAAAACCGTCACCTGTGTCCCCAAACTTTTCGTAGTTCTTGGATTTCCCGTCAGGCTTGTCTTCGGAAGGCTTCTCGTCCGCGTAAATGCTCCAAGGATCTCTCATATCAAACCTCGTCCAAGTGAAGGATAATGGTCTCTCCGTCCCACGCCATCTCCCGCTTGGAAACCTTGAACTTCGCCTTTCGATTCAAAATGATCTCGGCCTCATCTGTGTTCCCAGTCAAATCAGGATGTATGATAGGGGTGTGCTTACTGACGGTCTTGTTGACCCGAAGAATCACCTTGTGCTCGCAAGGATTCCCACGGTAATCCTTACCGCCTTGGGTATTCCTGGCAAATCGACTAGCAACACTACGATTAAGAGACGTTGAGGAACTCATATCGTCCAGGTCGAAGTTGTCGTTCGTAAGCAGCGTGTGCAGCGTTCGATCCGACACGGACAAACCACGGGTCATGCGCTAACATCACCAAGAGTCCTTGTAAAAGAAGACTATGCCTGGTAAACCACTACCCATGCGAACGTCTCCCCCGATCTTCACGACCATGCGCCTGACGGGCGCTAGGAGGTTATCGTGTAAAATCGTGGAGAACGAAGAAACAAGACCCTCTGCTTCAAGAAACGTGCGTTCAAAATCTTCAGCCGGATGATGGCTTCCCAAAAGCTCTTCGGCTTCAACGCCCGTGAGAACACCTTGGGATGCCGCTGCCGCCGCGTCCAACGAGGTCTGAGCCCGAAGATCCAAGGCTCCCTCTGTCACTGCCACAACGGCGACTACCACCCGTGCGTTCAACAACGAATCGCCGGGAAACGACTTGCTCGGAAGTGGGAAGCCGAGTGGAGAGGCGGGAACCTGGAAGATGTGGAGATTTAGGGGCTAACGGGGAGAGCAAGTCGGACATCGCTGCCGATTGTTCCGAAGAGACTCATCTTTGTAGGCTATCCCGCACTGAGGGCAAGTCTTGTGACGCTTCTTATCCCGACAAGCGGGACATCGACTATTCGTTGATCCTTCAGAACGATCCCACCTAGCACCACACTCAACACACCTACGAGGAGCTTTTGTAGGATCTCTGAATTGACTCGCGTCTTGAATGATTCCCGATCTCATTGACTTTTCACGACGCCTGTGCTCGACGCAGCAGTAATCCATGCCGTTCTTGGGAGAAGTGTCCGTGAAGGTTATCCCACAATTTCTGTAGCCGCACGTCTTCCGTCTACCTTCAAGGTCTTTCTCCTCCTTGCACTTGGCGCAAAGAAAGAAACAACCCTTCTCCTTCGTTTCCCACTTTGCAGAGCACTTCGTACAAGTGAAGACACGGATCCCTGATGAAGGATTAGCTTCTCTAGCTAGCCTCCTTCGCCATCGAGCGTGACACGATTTGTCATGAAATTCCTGATCTCTACGACTTGCCGTGAACTTACAAGAACATCCCTTGCAAACCTTTTCATACCCCACGGGGGCTAAACAAGGCATGCAAAGACCTCCGTGCAACGTTTCAGAAGAAGCCACCCTCCCACAACCTCTGCAACGGGGCAGTTCAACAGAGACGTTTTGAGCTACTGAAATGAAAGAAGAAACCCCCTTGGGCCAACAAAGAACAGACTCATAGCTACCAACGGAGTCTCCGACTACACCTGGCATCTCGTACTTGAGAAGTTCCGGACGGCCTAGACCACACTCAGCCGCAAGACGAATAGTGTCCTCAACAAGGGGATAGGAAATTCCACCTACCGAAAAGTTGTCCACGTTGAGGATCAACCATCCCCCCGGTCGAAGAGCCTCAACGCTCTTTCTGATGACTGGGGCCCAGAACTGTTCCAACCAGAGATTGTAGGTGGGGTAGCGGATACCCGATTGGGTTTCCTCATCGGAGTAGGTCTCCCTCTTCCAATACGGAGGGGAAGTTAAGACCATAGCGACTCCCTGAGGAAAATCGAATTCTTCCGCAGGGACCTTGTGAAGAGTCACACTCTCAGCAAACTCAGGTAGATAGGAGCTTACCCATTGGTGAAGATTATGAAGGCCCTCGAACGATGTTGACGATGGCTCACACCCTATGTAATTTGGTCTGTTCTTCGAGAGGATTGCCCCAAGAAGGCGCCCTCCGTAGCCAGCACAAGGGTCAAATACCGTCCCCTTAAATGAGCAGTAGCGGTCAACAAGAGCCTTGGCCGCGGAGGGCCGGAAGTTGTAAACACCCGTTCTACGCCAGTAGCGAAGAGAGGCTCGCATACGAGCGGCATTGGGAATCTGCCCGGTACGGAGACAGTAGGAAATGACTCCTCGAAGTTGGGTAGGGTCTAGGAAAAGCTCTACGGGGCTAGGGCAGCCGTAAGACCTACCCTCCCAAATGTGCCTGTTGATACCCTGGCAAATGCTTTGGCCTACCTGCCTAGCCTTAATGGTGCCGTCTTGGATAACATGGGATGCATCAAGGTTGGATACCGTGGTCAGTTCCTCGGGGCGCGGGGTGTGATACGGAAACCCGTTACTAGTCCAGAAGTTGGCAAACGCTTCAACAAGGGATACTTGTTCCGATTCGTTAAGTATTTCCCACGCCTTGGCCTCATCGGAAAGACCCTTAGGAAGAAGAGCTATGTCCGGAGTCTTAGTGGGAAGACGAGGAGAGACGCCCTTCGGCCAATGCTTCGGAGGGAACTTGTATAGCATGTCCCTGGGGGCGAAATCCTTGATGAGCGAGAAAAAAGCGTCCGCGGAGACAGCTCGGAAACACATTATCTCCCCTGACGTTGAGCTGGATGGCTTACGATATGCAACTAAACCAAAATGTTGACTCACCAAACGGCAAACTTGCTCTGTCTGGTCAGAAGTGATCTTACCTAAAGCAAATGATGGGAGACCACTATCCAAGTGACCATCATCAAAATACCAGTAGGCGAAAGACCTTGGAGTCATAGTAGAAAGCACAGACTCTGGAAATACTTTCTCCCCATTTGGGTAGAAAGTACCTCGAAGAGACTTCAACCACTCGTGCTGAACAGTTCGAAAACCGAAGGCGAACGTCAGACGACCATTGTCCATCTCTTTTTCTTCATATACAATTGGAAGGGCATGTGGAGACAGAACTCGATGCAGATGGGTAAGGTAGTCAAATTGCTCTTGGTAGTGACTAACCTTGAAGACACCTCTATCAAGAAGATGTCCGTCCCCCAACAAACACCCGATAAAAGCATCTCGTTGCTCTTCTGTCAACTCTTCAATAGAAGTTGAACGCTCTGTCTTGGAAATAGCCTCGATAGCAAATTGGGCTCGTTTAGCCGCGACCGTTGGCTTGCTAACCCCGTAACGAGCTGCAATAGCCCTATCCCCCATAGACGTGTAAAGAGTAGCCAGCTCCACGGGAGTGATATCAGCAAAGCTAGGCCCCTCATGATTGAAGGTCAATCTGTCGAGCTGCGTCCTGGTTTGGATCCCACACTTCTTTCGTCTGAACCAAGACATCGCAACATCTGTGACGCCAACAATCACAGCCATTTCGGCATCGGTTTTGTTCTGGCGAACGTACCAATCCTCTACAGTTTCCTTGGTCAACCCGAATTCTTTGAAGCGATTTCGTCTCATAGTCACCAACTTACAGGTAATCCTATAAACCTCACAACAAGGATAACCATAATTATCCTATTGTCAAGTGAGAAATGAGCTGTTGGTTATTTTGGATGGAATGAGAAGGGGCCGCACTCCTTTCGGAGGCAGCCCCTTAGAATAACCTAACGATTACGCTAGGTTATCAGATGCGGGTGACCACCATGCGGGTGAGGCCACGTGGGTTGAAGGCGCCTATGCCGACATTTTCAAAACATGAGAAACCAATCGTCCTAGCCTTCGGGTCATCTGCGCTGAGAACGGTTAACTCCGTTCTAACAGGAAAACGCCCGAAGTTCTCCGGCTCGGCGCAAATGTACACGAAGCCTACCGGGACGAGACGCGAGATGATGATCTGAGCGCCCCAAAGAACGGCCTGGAGGCCCGTCTTGAGGAGGACGGCCTGGCTCTCGATGTCCAGGATATCCCGGCCGAACTTACGGATGTCCGCATAGTCGGTCGCGTTCATGTAGATGCGGGCGACCCGGAGGTCTTGACGCTCGATCTCGGCGAATGCATCCGCGAGGACGCTCGGGGAGATGGGGGCGACAACCGCAACGTCGGGGTTGGTCTGACCGGGGAGGGTATCGAAGCCCGACACCGCGATGGAGTCGAGAACTGCGAATACGCGCTCGTCTTCAGCGGCCTGGATCTGCGCCTTGGCGAGGTCCTGAGCACGCTCGATGAGGTCGAACCGACGCTCCTTGATTTGAGTGAGCGGGATCTCCGGGTTCGAGGCGACCTCGAACAGGGGGAAGATCACACGACGAGGCTTCTGGATGGCGAGGATGTTTTCGCCTTCTTCGCCGACCACGTATGCCGTAACATCCGGGTCCTTGTCGTAGATCGGAAGCGCGCCGTCGGGAAGCTGCTCGACGAGGAAGGTCTTACGACCGACCGCCGTATAATCTCGACGGAGACGTAGTGGCTGGATCATCGAAGAAGCGAGCTTGGCACGACCGGCGGCCGTCTTGATGTACTCGCTGATGACCTGCTGCTTGAGGGCATTGTCTACTTGCGGCATGATGTTTTCCTTCGCTCCTCTTTCTTCAAATCCTCGTGTCGTAAACGAGGAGCGAGCTGTTGGCGTCAGGGGCAACCTTCACGACACCCACTGTTGTAAACTGCACTGTGGGATACGTGAACGAGGGAGCTTGATAGCTTCCGGTGTTCAACTCGTAGGCATCCGAGAGGACGTTGGTGACCAAGCCATTGATCGACGCGTAGAGACGGTTACCCGCTGCGTAAGTAATGGCGGTACCCGCAGTGAGAGAGTTCTGCGAGAGTTGGACTTTGGTCTCGTAGATCGAGTTACCAACGGTTCCCCCAACACCACTGATGTAGGGACCACGACCGCTGGCGATACCAGGGGTGTTTTCAAACGCATTGCCGATGGCATCGTTGATGAAGATACCGAGAGGTTTCGCTCCAGATTGAGCAGAACCCGTGTAGAGTGGCGGGCCTCCATGGAAGCCATTGCCATAATCAGGTCTCGTAAAGGCATACGTGCCTCCGAGAACACCGACCTTCGTGATTGTTGCGAGAGTGGTCGAGACCTGGGCGACGCCACTGGGAGGATTCGTTTGTGTGAACGCGTCCGGCGTCAGAACCCCAACTGAATTGCGGGTTACGACGTGGAGGAGTTGCACACGAGCGCTGGTCTCCCGGAAATCGCCCGAGGACTGGCCGCCAACAGCATAGGTTGTCATTGTAGACCTATCTCCTTAGGGGCAAAGTCGCTGGGGTTCTTTGATCTGATTTGATTTGGTCTACATCTATATTTTGGGTCTCAAGTTATGAGACCTAAACTTCAAGGACGTTCGGCAATCAGGTCTTGAGACCGAAAGCTTCGCGAACGTCCGGTGCGGTCTGCCAGAGAGAACCGAGTCTTGAAATCTCCTGGTTTCCACCCGCAGAATAGCCAGGGTTCACGGAACCACCGATTCGACTCACACCTACCGTAGGTCGTGCTCCAACCGTTCGATAGGCTGCCGTTCGAATGTTCGCTTGGTGTTGGCCTTGACCCTGTTGCTGCTGGCCACCTTGTTGCTGATCTTGAGCTTGTTGGGCTTGTTGGGCTTGTTGAGCGGCAATAAGCTCATCGCTCGAGAAGATTTCGCGAAGCATGGCATCTTCCCCCGGCTGGAAGGACACGTCGCCAATATCCATCGTGGGGGGTTGCATCTCGATGTCCATCTCCGAAATCGTCTGGTCTGTAGTGCTCGGGGCGATCATCTGATCGAGGAGAGCGTCATCAGACTGGCAAGTGGCTCCACCCTGTTGCTGTTGCCAACCGGATTGCTGCTGCTGAGGAGCAGGAGCTTGCTGTACAGGAGCTTGCTGACCCTGTTGCTGTTGCCAACCGGATTGCTGCTGCTGAGGAGCAGGAGCTTGCTGTCCACCCTGTTGCTGCTGAGGAGCAGGAACTTGCTGTCCACCCTGTTGCTGCTGAGGAGCAGGAACTTGCTGTCCACCCTGTTGCTGCTGAGGAGCAGGAACTTGCTGTCCACCCTGTTGCTGCTGCCCATAGGCCTGACGCATCTTCGAGGCTTCCTGCTCGATCATCTGCTGAACTTCAGCCTCGACATTCAAGGGCTTGGCCGATTGCTGTTGTTGACCAGCATAAGGACCGGTGTCCTTGCCAGGATGTCCTGGACGCTGACCCTTCGTGTCATACCAGGCGCCCTGCTGTTGCTGACCACCCTGCTGTTGCTGACCACCCTGCTGTTGCTGAGCAGCCTGCTGATCTTGCTGTTGCTGACCACCCTGCTGTTGCTGAGCAGCCTGCTGATCTTTCTGTTGCTGACCACCCTGCTGTTGCTGAGCAGCCTGCTGATCTTGCTGTTGCTGACCACCCTGCTGTTGCTGACCACCCTGCTGTTGCTGCTGTTGCTCAGAAGCCAACCGAACGAGCTTTTCCATTGCTTGATCGAAAGCAACCTTGTCTCCGCTAATGGCAGCTTGCTTGGCTTGCTCCTTGGCTTGTTCCTCAGGAGACTGCTGCTCTTGACCCTGGTCATTGGCCAAGCGGTTGTACGTGTCGATGACCGCCTGGTCCGACATGTTCATGAGGGCTACAGCCTGATCCTCAATGGCTTTCTCAGGGGCATTCCCAAGCATCTTCCGAGCAATCCGAATTGTGAGGTCGGACTTCTTGAGGAGAGCCTGCTCGTTGAGGGCCGCCGTCTTCTCGGGATGGTTGAACGTGTCCGATCGATCTTCCGGCAAACCGATTTCGTTTCGTCTCACAGCGCCTCCAGAGTATTCCTCTCTCCAGTTATTCGGAGTGGTGATGTCTTCAGCAAATGCGGAAGGGTCGCCGGTCAGGTATTGACCCACGGCAGGCTGCGGCTTCAGATGATCCTGGTTCATCGCGTAAGGATCAGCCCTTCGAGTCGTAGTTGCTGTTCTCTGAAGGATATCGCTCGTGTTCCAGGTAGTTCGTGCTCGCATGACAGGTGCCCTTTTCCTCGCTTTTAGCGTTAATATAGAAAGATCCTCACGACCCCAAGGAGTACAACTGTCCTTTTTCGATCAAGAGGGCAGACTCGCTTCCGGTAGGGGGTCGACCTAGTAGCTGACGACAAGCCGCCAGATACATTGATGCATCTACATATGGAGCAGTTCCCCCAAGAGCCAGAACCGTCTGGTAGACTCGGGATTCACCTGCCATTGAAGAACATTTGATCATTTTGTCGAGTACACGAGAAATGGCGAGAATCTGACGCCCTGAGAAGCCACCCTTCTGAACGACTTTCCATCCCCCACTCTTATGAAGGATGAGCCCAGCAAGAATGACTCTTGTTGCTGACGCGTTACGAGTCATCCTATGGACTATTAGACTGATTCGGCGCCACTCAGGGTGGTATAGAGCAGACTTTATAAGAGTATCATTCGTATTTTCGGGGGTACCTCGAAGTCGAGAAGCTTCATTCTTGTCCAAGTCCTTTCGAACCTTCTCGACGGCTCTCTCCCGAATCATGTCAGCAAACTCGTCTACAAGCTTGCTGACCGGATCGTCGGAATCCTTTTTGGCCTGATCTTGACCTTCGGATTGTCCTCCCTGACCCTCTGGAAGCCCTTGATCTTGAGCAAACCTCAGAATGTTGAAGTCGTGACTCTGCACACGAGCCGCTTTCGAAAAAGCAGTTTGAATAGAACCCTGAGAAGGATTCGAAAAAGCGACTTGAATCTTGTTCCCGAGATTCTCAATCTCTCCAGGATTCAAGATGCTTCGAAGTACCGCCCCCGTGAACGCGGGATTGGCTACCCACGAAGCCTCTATGAACTTTACCGAGGTAGGATCGGAAGTATGGCCGCAAAGCTCTGCGATCTTGCGTTTGACACCAAGATCATCGACGAAATCACTACCCTTGAAGTACCGGACATGGGGGCAAAGATTGGTTTCGTCAGCCGCTACGTTTCCACATTTCGTACAGATCGTGTACTCAACGGAGCACCCCATGGAGAGCGTGCTAATCTTTCCGCTCGTAATTGCATCGACAAGGGGTTTGTGCTTTCGACTGGTCGCGATAAGAATGTCTACGTAAATCGAGTCCCCAATGTTCCGAGCGGCGGCATCAATGATCTTGCCTTTGGATAGCTCAGGAATCTGGATGTGCTCGACGTAGTTCTCCGCGCCGATGAAAGTCTTGAAACAACCGAGCAAGAGCTTGCGCTCCCATGCATCCGAGTTATGAACGGCGATACCGTTTGCCACATACGAGTGATCGACTTCAGTTTCAAAATTGTGTAAAACCCCTTCGTAAGGCACTTTCGTGACAGACCTAATTGGAAACATCGTGCGTTCATCGCTAATACGAAATCCCAATTTGTGTTTGTGCCTATTTCTGATGGATCGCCTATATAGAGGCTCTAAAAATGAGCCCCCAAGCAACATATCCGCGTGAACCGACCCTACTTGCAATGCATAAGCGATACTTGTTTTGGTAGGGTCATTGACAACCTTGAAATTACCATTTGCTACACGAACTCTCTTACGTCCTACTGCAACACGCCGTGATCTAGTCGCAAAAACACCAATACGACCAAAAATGACATGCATTTGGGAAATTAGGTCAGGAGATGCTGATACGACATTGATCCAACCACCAGCCGTAGATTCGACACAACCGTCACCTTCAATCCATGCTTGAGCAAGCTCCCGTTGCAAAGAAAGAGGCCACTGAAGAACGTGCGCCTTCAATCTCTTTGTCTGAGCATACTCAGTTGCATGATCACGGAAAAACTGTACCAGCTCAATAGACTGCTGACTGTAAACAGTGACCCCATTAGCACTCACACTATTCACAGAAGAACCAACCCCAAATTCATCCTTTAGCAGTTGACGAATTTCAGAAACAAGAGTATCTGTTTCGTCAAGGTTTAGACCAAAGCTAACGGATACAGGAACACTAGACCCGTCGGAAAGACCTAAAGTATCTCTTTTCTCTTTAGAGACACGATGTTCTTTCTGCCTGTGGTAAAAACCCTCGGCAAGGTAGTAACCAAGAAGACGAGCTTTCCCTGGGGTTACTCCAGGTTCTTCTATCTCCCCTTGGAGACGGGGTGTAGATAGAAAATCACCCTTACTTAGAAGTCCAGAAGAGATCCAATCATAACCTGGCTTAGGATTTTGACGAGTTTTAGACCCATGCCCACGAACGTAGTCTTGGAACCTATGTACGGCCGCCTTACGAGCACGACGATCAATAGAAGTACCACAACCACAAGCACATGTTGTAGAAGGGACCATTGCGAAAATAGGATGTTCCGGAGACACATCCAACGTGCGAGGATCACCTAACCTCTTAATGCTTCGAAGAAATCCTCTGAAGGGGTGAACGAAAACCTCGGTAACTCTTCGTATTACTCCAGTGTGAGTTACAACAAAATCCCCAACTTTAACGTCTTCAATGGGTTTTTCAGATCCATCCCCCATGAGGATCATAGTTCCAGGGACGCAACAGTTGTTGTTGATGAACTTTGTTGTTTGGGGCGTGATGTAGTAATCCGCGAACCTGCGATCGATCTGAAAGCCATCGACCATGGACCGACCGAGAGATTGATCTACAGGCTCCGTATCTACGGATGCAATGATGGTGCAATGGGTTAAGAGGAAGTTGTTTGGATCGTACTCTTGGAGAAGAACTCCAGCAGTCTTCTGATTGGATCCGGGGGCTGGAGAGAGAGCCTTTGCACGGATCCAGTCCCAGTCAGCCGCATTGAGCGATGACTTAACGATCTGTGCACTTGCGTACTTGAAAAAAGCCACCGTTACCTCAATCCCATTCTCAAAAAAGCACTATTACTACCCTTTTTTCCCACTCTTGATGAGTCGAGCGAGGTGTTCCATATGTTGAGCCGCAGTCATAAGCTGATGACTCACTTGCTCAACCATATTCATGGTTGCCTGCACGTCTGGATCCTCATAAAGACCCTGAGTCACCAACCCGGTTGCATCCGAATAGGCATCATGAAGAATGTCGTAATCCCCATGAAGCTCTGACCGATGACTGTAGAGTCGATTAGCGCTCTTCAGAAGATGCTCTGCAATCTGGGCTGACGTAAGGTGAGAGTGTGAGGTTCGATCCAGCCGAGTGCCCGAGGATCTCTCTGTATAGGCTTGTTGATTTCGACGATCGTAATTGTAGCTCATCACCACTCCACAGGTTGTCCTTCAGGTCCAAGAATCGAGTCTTGTTTGATAAGGAAGAGATCCTTAGGACAAGCGAAGAGGCGATGCTTGGTCCCCTTATCCATCTTGTAGGTAGTCTTCCTCATCTGCGTACCGCACTTAGGACACACGGGACACTTGTTTTTGTGCTCGTCACGAGTTACCCGGTACTGCCGGTTTTGAGCGACCCAGTAGGTAGCGGTACGTCGAGCGAACTGTTGAACGAGGGCTTCGGCAAGATTTCTGCCTACGAGGTAGAACTTACCAACCTCGTCTTTGATGTCATCATCGCTTGTTCCAAACTTTGCGTACTTGTGCCAGAGATCATCGTAAGCTTGAACTTCTCCGGCGCCCTTGGTCCAGAGACGAGCAAGATCAAGATGAAACCCTTGAGGGACCTCGGTAGTCCTCCAGAGCTTACGTGCTGCCGAAGATGCCCACAGCTCCCGTGCTCTTTGGGTATCGAGGCCCATGTACGTCGTATCCATGAGCGTGGGAGGGAACCAGCTCGTGGATTGAGGGCTCACAATGACGATGTCGTCGGGAAACATCCTTTCATGCCCATATGGAAACTGAACATCAACGACTCCTAGACCTCGATGCACAGCCGTCACTCGACCTAAAAAAGGAGAGAGCGAGTATCCGCCCTGTCCAGGGGCATACCTCTGCACCATATCCCCGACGGAAAACTCCTTCGTGAGGCGCCAGTAATCAATGGCCAAGGGAAGCTCCTTTTTCCTCGTATCGCCGAAGATATTCCTTAGCCAACCCCAGAGTTTTGCTTTCCTTCTCCAGAACACCAAGTACAATGTTGCAACGACTGTGAACTAACCCTCTAACGCACTTCCCACAACATGTACCTCGACTTGAACAGCATCTCTGGTCATGATCCACAACAACAGAACGAGCCTTTTTACCCTTAGGTAACATGAGTTCGTGATATATAGCGCACAGGCCATTCTGTTGTTCCCACAGAACATTTACATCTATATTGTATCGACGAACTCTACGCCCATCATTGTATTTACTGGTGTTGTTACGCCACCAAGCCGTTGCCCGACTTGATACGCACTGCTTACATTCTCTCTGCAAACCGCTCTTAACTCTAGGTGATGGAGAAAACTCCACCACTGACTTACTCTCATGGCATTTAGAGCAAGTTCGTAAAGATCCGATTTGTAAAACAGTAGCAGGCATATAATCAGAGCTAGATGTCAGACAGAATAAGGTAGGGTAGGATCACTTGTGCGGCGTGAGGGGTCTTCCGCTCGTCGAGACTCCATGAGTGACCGCCGAAGACTGATCCGGGGTACCATACGCCCGCATATAATTTTCGTCGGCCTCGATCTGGATCGTGTCCGGGTTGGTCGTGAAAGTATTCATGTAACTTTCATCAGACTCATGTTGAAGAACCTGAGCCGTGCGCGGAGGCATCGCCGAAGCTTGCTTCACGATCTCTTCTTGGCGAAGAGCCATGGATTCCTGTCCATAGGCCGCAACCTCGATTGCATCGGCCGTCTGATCGATGGCGTTGACGATGGACTTCGCCGTATCAAAGGGCATTCCCCACGTAGCGTGGTTGGCCTGGATTGTTGATGTGATCCTGTCGAGTCGGGCCAGGATGGGGTTGGCTTCATCTTTGGAGAACTTGGGGATCATCGTGAACATCCTTATCGTTGGGGTTTTGAATCCGCTTCGGTAACCCTCAAGACTTCAGGAATTGGAGAAGAGGGAGGAAAGCGGATCTTGCTTGAGGATTCTGAGCAGCTTGGCGAATAGTGAGCGAACGCAACGCCTCGAATTTGTTCTGAGTCTTGGCCGCAAGACGGATGGCAGCCTGCTTGGCTTCAGGATTCTCGACGGTTTCTTCTTTCTGGATTTCATCCGCCAGATTCACCATATCGAAAGCCAGCTCAGGGTTCTGAGGGGCTACCTGCGATGCGAAAACACGAATTCTTGCCGATGCACTCATGGTTGATCTCTCCGTGGTAGTGTTCGTATAAATGGATTTGGTAACGCCATACCCATACCCTGCCGTCTTTGTCGGCACTGAATCCGGTTTTCCAGTAACCAGCTCATAAGGGTCGGATTGCTTCGACA